TCTGCGTCTGCTGTTGTGGGGATGTTGGTCGCGGCTGTGCCTGTGTCTGATGCTGCCGCCGTCCCCGCATCGCTGATCGTGCTCAAGGGCTGCGTTCCGGTGTGGTTGGCGCGGTCGCGGTCGGCGGTGGCGTTGGCTGACAGGGCCGAATCGACCTCGCCGGTGGTGTAGGCGCCTACTTGGGCGGCGGTTGTGTCGTGGGGGTTGTTGGCGGCCGTGGCGTGGCTGGCCGGGGTGAAGTCGGTGGACTCGGCGGTGGCGGCGCTTCCGAGGTCGTCGATCGTCAGGGTGGACAGGGCCCAGTCTGCCGCCCCGGCAGTGGCGTCGAGGCAGATGAACACCTCGCCGCTTACTGTGTTCACCCACTTGGATAGCGGCTGGTATCCGGCGGCGGAATCGTCGGAGACGCCAGGGTCGGTCGTGGCCGTGAGGTTGTGTTGGCGGCGGGTTTCGTAATCGGCGGACAGGTCCACCGCGCCGGTCTTGCCGTCGACGGACTGCACCGGGGCAGCGGCTGCGGCCTCGTCTGTCGTGGTGTACTGCGGGTGCGGGTCGGCCGCGGCCTCGTGGTCGCTGACCGCAGTGGCGGCGGCGCCGGCAGGGTCGGCGCCTACTTGGGCGGCGGTTGTGTTGTGGGGGTTGTTGGCGGCCGTGGCGTGGCTGGCCGGGGCGAAGTCGGTCGTGTCTGCCGTGGCGGCTGACCCTAACTCGTCCAGCGTCAGAGTGGACTTGACCCACACCGCCGAACCGGTGGTCGCGTCCAGCAGGCGGAACATCTCCTCGGTGCTGGTATTGATCCACCGACTACCGACCGCGTAGCCCGCCGAACTGTCGTCCGTTGCTGTTGGGTCCGAGGTAGACGTGTCGTTGTTCTTGACGCCCTCGGCGGAGACGGCGGAGACGGCGGAGACGGCGGAGAACCACGCCCGCATGTCGGAAGTTGCGGTGATCGCACTGGTGTCGGTTGTCACCTCGTGCAACGGGATGCGCCCGGCGGTGAAGCCGGTTGTGTTGGCGTGCACGACACCGGACGTGTCGATCTCGATGAAATTGGTTGCACTGGCAGTCAGGGCAACGGTGCCGTCTACCACGACGTTCACCACGTTGTCGTTGCGCAGCCTGCCGCTCTTGTAGCCGAACGTCAGGCCCGAGGTCGTGGCGGGGCTGTGGGCGAAGTCGGTGAACTTCGTGACGGTGAGTGAGCCGTCAACCACGGCCGACTCCGTGGGCAGGTTCCGCAGTATGCCGTTGTAGTAGCGCAGGATCACCTCCTCGTCTACCACCACCAAACGCCAGCCATTGAGCGGGGTGAACACCTCCCACGCCGACTCCATGTAGCGGACGATCTTACCATCGAGACCCGCCCAGTCTCCGATGGCCCCACTGGGCACGAAGTACCGGTCCCCGTCGGACGGAGTAAGGGTGCTCGGGTCGGACACAGCTCGGGACAGCACTTCGAGATGAAGCAACGCCCCGATCGCCCGAAGGTTCTCGTCCATCTGAGCACCCCAGCCGGACTCGCCAAGGTCCCACCCGTAGTTCAATCCGATGTTCGGTTCTTGTTGTGCTGCCATGGTTTAGTGGCCCCCGTAATAATTGCCATACCCGTAACCCCACCCGTCGCGTTCAACGGTGAAGTCGTGTTCCTGGAATGAATCAAGGCTATCACGTTGAGATTTCAACTTCACGTTGATTCTTGAGTTGCGGCGAGGGGTTTCCGCAGGCGTCCAAACACCACCACTTGTACCAACTAGATCGTACACCCCACTCGGCGCGAGCACGGTCTTGTTCAGGTCGTCAATCTCAGTGGTGTAGTCGAACGACGTACCGGTAAGGGTCGCGTCGTCCACCAGCAGGTTGCCGTCCTCGTCGTAGAGGCGGAGGTGATACGTCGTGCCAGTCTCGGGACCGATGTTGCCCACCGTGAAGTCGGTCGGGTCGGCCAACTGCTGAGTACGATCACGGTGCGCCCAGGTGATCGTCGGATCGAAGGCGGCGTTCTGCACCTCGGGGAAATACTCACCCTCGATCTGCACGTTGCCGGGCGGGTAAGGAAACCGTTGGCGATCCTGGAACGTGTAGGACACCGTGGGAGCCTGGGAGGGGTCGAGCGTCCCTTCGGACGTGATCGACAGCAGCTTGTAGTCAACCGTCTCGGCAGCGACCCGCGTGGTGACATCGAAGGCGAAGATGCTGCGCCGGTAGAACCAGACGATCGCACCGCTGAGATGGGCAACCGGCACCGTGTCGATCAGCCCGCGCTCGATGGTTGCCGTCCCGCCCACGGTGTCGATCGCGGTCAGGTTGACCATTTCATCGTCGACCCAGGCGAGACCTCCTCCATCGAAGTACATGAGGATGTCGGGGTGGGCGCTCGGATCGAAGTGCAGGGTTGACGGTCCTGCCTCCTGTGGCAAGTCCTGGGTCAACACCAGCGTCGGGGTGAACTCGCCGCCACCCACGGTATTGCCAGTGTCGTTGTCGTAGAGACGCAGCGAGGTGGAGTCCTCGTTCGGCTCATCGGAAACGACCGCACCGAAACCCACATCCTCGGGCCAGTCGAGCCGACCAGCCGAATCGGTCGAGGTGTAGAGTTCATAATAGCTCGGCTCGAAAATGCGGTAGCTCGTCACTGGTTCCGGTGCACGCTGAGTATCGACCCACCCGATCGGTTGCGGCTCGGCGTAGACGCTCGACGGGAGACCGAACACGTCCTCGACCGCCTCAATCTCGATAATACCGTCGTTGAGTTGACCCAGACCCATCGAGGCAATGCGGAACACCACCCCGTCCAGACCAAGACGCGGCCACACCAGTTTGAACGGTTGACCGGGATACAGACTGAACGCCTGTCGATTGGCGCGGATGGTCACCTTCGCCAGCGGTTTCGAGAGCGTCCCGAGATCACGCATGGCGGCTCGGGCGGCAAGGTCGCGGTCACCGATGCCGGGATATTCTCGCTTCTGCGAGTTGATGTTGCCCTGGCTGGCGAAATTCGCCACGTCGTGCACCGTTACGTTGTCGTCCTTACCGTCTTCAGCGCGGGTGTACGAGACAGTGACCTCGTTCACGGTGTCCGACATCGACTTGCGTTGGAAGTCCTCGACCACACAGTTCGACTCGTTGAGCACCGTCAGGGTCGCCGGGTCGTAGTTGTCGCGCACCAGGATCAAACGCCACTTGCCGGTCACCCGATCCTCGACCACGGAGGCATTGATGTGGTCGTTGATCTCATCGATGAACTCGTCGATGGGCATCTGGTTCTTCCATTCCAGCGACAGACCGAAACCCTCGGAATAAAGCTGGTCCGCCGCCTCGGAGAACGAGGTCTCGTCAATGTCCACCGTTGGATAACCACGACCCCAGGTCGAGTTCGTCAGGCACTCGTAGATGATGTGAGCGGGGTTGGAGTGGTCGACACCGTTGATCGTGATCGTCGCCTTCGCTGAGTTCCAGCCTTCCCAGCACCGTTTGACGCGGAACTTGATGTTCTTGAAGTAAGGGTTCATCGACGACCACAGGAACGAGGTCGAGAGACCGGGGTCGTTCTCCATGCCACCGCTGCTGCCGGTGCCACCGCTGCCGCCGGTGTAACCGGAGTAGACGGCACCCTTGAAGTAGGCGGTGGTGATGCCGCGATAGGCAGGAATCTGCTCGTACCCGGTGGCAGCGCGAATGGCAGCGGCAAGATCGCTGTTTACGCCCTGGGTCGGCATACCCGGCATGAAGTCGACCACGCCACGCAGACCACCTTCCCGGTCGGGACCACCGAACAGGCTCGGTTTGTCGATCGAGATCGAGGTCTCGCCACTCGCGTCACCTTCCCACACCGTGCGGTCACCTGCCCTGATTGCCAGCAGGTAGCACCCGGCATGAGCGAGGGCAAAGTGGATATTCATGTAGTAGTGGTAACCGACCTTGGTGGAACCACCGCCTTTGCCGCCGCCACCCATTACGATTCACCTTCCTGTTTGATTTTCTCGACCAGACCGATCGCCATCGCATCACCGGTGTCGATCAACACCTGGTCCGAGATACCGTTCTTCACGAAGTCCGCCCAATCGAGATCGTGACGCCTGGAGAAATCACGCGCCCCCGAATTGCAGTAGCGCATGTGACGCTTCATGTCCTGGTGCGTGACGATCACTTCTTGCCTCCGCCTTCGGACATGATCGCCTTGGTGCGCGGGTTGCCGTAGTAGATGACACCCGCGTCTTCCTTCCACACGGAACCGAACACCACCGAGATCGGTTCACCGTTCGGTGGGTGCGGAATGTCCAGCTTCCCCTTGGTGGCATTCTTCGGCTTGGGTGGCTTCGGGGCGAGCACATAACTGAGTACCGCCGAAACGATTGCGATCGCAAGTTGTACCCACATGATTCGCTACCTCAGTAAAGCGGTGTGCCGTCGAACGGGTTCTTCGTCGGCGTGAACGGTTGACCACCGTAGGCGGGTCCGTTGCCGAACTTGGTCACACACGTCCCGAATGTCCGGTCGCACCCAGCAAACAGCTTCACCTCGGCACCACTGGCGAGACCCACTGGGTAGGTGAACAACGTGAGTCGCCCACTACCCTGCAACGAGGCGGCAATACCGATCCGCTCGACCGTCCCCAGGCTGGAATGCGTGAACTCGATGTAGCCACCGGCGAACCATTCATCCTCGTAGTTCGCCGCCGCCGTCACGTCGATCTGGATACCGTTAATGTTCGAGGCGGTCCCGTCGACCTGGAAGTTGGCGCGGTTCACCCCACACTCGCCGCCGTAGAGCATGTGCGGGCAACCGTACTGGTAGTGCCGACGAAGACCGACCTGCTTGATCGTCTGCGAACTCGACTCGCACGTCATCTCGACGTTCTCGGAACTCCATGCGACGTTCGCGATCGCGCCCTTGAACACGATCGACCGCTCGGCACCGGTGTCGGTACGGTGGAACCGCTCGCACAGGATGGTCACCACACCCGAGGGTGGACTGATCCGAAACAGACTCAGGAACTCCGCATCCAGCGGGAATTCCACGGTGAAGTCCGCCGTCGACTGGTCGGTGCTCACTTCCAGGGAGGAACGCTGGATCGGCACGGCGCGGTAAACGATCGGATCGACCTTCACGTCCTCGTCGCCCGAGGTGTAGTACCAACGATTGAACCCGTAGGCGACCGTGTACAACTCGACCGGCGAGCCGCGATAGATGCTTATTTCCTGTTCCTGGAAGCTCATTACCCGTTCACCGTGACCAACGTCATCTCAACCGTGGATACGGAATCCGACTGATAGTTGAGTGTAACAGCGTCAGACTCCGATCGCATCAGGTGGACCAGGCTGATCATCGTCACGTCCTCGGGGCGAATCTCCACCGGGAACGGCGTGTCCACGTTGATCGACTCGTACTCGCCCTCTGCCGGGCTGGTGTCGATGATCGTGCGGATGTACTGGGTGCCGTCCATCAACCGCACCAGGATGGTGTTCTGCGTCGGCTCGACACCTACCATGAAATCGTAATCCTGGCGCTCGACCTTCATGGTCGAGGAGTTCGCCCCGATCACGTCGTACAGGTAGAAGTCCGCGAACCAGGTGGGCAGGTAGACCGGCGTGTTCCGCCCTTTCATGCGCCCCAGCATGGCCCGGAAGTCCGCCATGTCGGCGCGGTTCTTGATGACCCACAGGTACTGACGCTGCTGACGCGGGAACGACTCCTTCGGGATGGGTTGAAACCCGCCGACATCGGCATCGTTGAGGATGTAGTCGTAGATGGACGTGTCGTCCGGTTGCCGCGCCCAGTTCGGCTTGCGGTAGATCACCTCGTAGTCACCGTAGGTGTCCACTGCCGGGATGCTCGGAGTGTACGGGTCGGTCTCCACCGGGTCGGCACGCCACGTCATCTGTGCGCTGATCGTCGTCGACGACGGTCGCTTGGTGCTGACCGAGGTGGGCAGGATCGCCAGGTTGACCGGGTAGAGGCGGACGTTGATCGGCCAGTCGTTCTCTAGCGGGTTGACCAGGGTGATCGCATCGGAGACCACGTTGTCGACCTCGACGACCTCGTAGTTGAACTCGTCCTGGATCACCACGGCAAAGCCGCCCACGGTGAAGCTGCGACCCTCGGCGGACACCGGGATGGACGTGTCGCCAGTCGTCAAGGATTCCTTTATCACTGCCTTGTCCTGCCAGATCGGTAGCGCGTACTTGCGGTTCTGCCAACCGAACAGCAGATTCTTCAGGTGGTTGACCGAGTTGCCGTGCAACGTGGTGGTGTACTCGATCTCCCGGCGCGGCTTGGACCGCAACTCGACGCGCTGCTCGGTGCCGTCGAATGCCGTCATCACGTCGGTGAGCCAGGACAGGTTTTCCGACACGTTGTCGTCCCAGTTCGGCGGGAAAGGCCACACCAACACCCGCTGACCGGTCACCTCGATCGAGAACGCATTCCCGCCGATCGTCCAGTTGATCGCCTCGGCAAACTGTGGCGGACCATTCATGGTGACCGTCACCGCGTAGGTGATTTCTTCGAGCGGGTCGAACGTGTAGGGCGAACTCACCGGTTCGGTCACCGTCAACCCCTCGGTCACCGGCTCCACGTATTCGGTCATTTCCTTGGGTTCGAGAAAGGCGTTCCAGACTTCCAACCCCTGGGTCTCGGTCGACAGGATGTTACCGAAGGAAACCTCGCCTGGCGTGAACAGGATGCGGTTGTAGAAATCCTTGAAG